GCATCTGACCTAGATAATGTAGATAAAGCAGTACAGATTTGGCAAGACTTGGCAGAAAAGATGAGTAACAAGGTTGATGCCTTGTCATCTCAGGTGGAGGCATTACAAAAGGAGAACTTGGAACTAAGGCATATCATTGCTGACTTAAAGCAAAAACTTGACAAGTTCGATGAAAATCACCAAGTGTAATACCAAGGGTAAAGCGATTATAAAGAAATACGAGGGATTTAGAAGTAAGCCTTATTTGTGCCCTGCGAAAGTACCCACCATAGGTTATGGCAGTACTTATTATGAGAATGGCGTTAAAGTTAAACTTACTGACCCTCCTATCACCGAAGAAAGGGCATCTGATTTATTGGATGCTCTTTTATTGCATTATGAGCAAGGGGTAGATTCTTATTGTCGTGATGACATTAACGAGAATCAGTTTAGTGCCTTAGTATCATTTGCTTATAACGTTGGACTAGGTAACTTAAAGTCCAGTATATTATTAAAGAAACTCAACAAGAACCCCAACGACCCTACAATAAAAGATGAATTTTTAAAGTGGAATAAGGGAGGAGGCAAGGTTCTTACAGGATTAACCAAACGAAGAACCGATGAAGCACAACTTTATTTTACTGTTTAGCCTGCTATTATTTGCGTGTAAGCCACAAAAATCTATCGTAGAGTATAAAGAGGTCATTAAAACAGATACGCTCGTTAAAACGCAAATAAACACTATCTACAAGGGTGTTACAGACACATTGATTATTGATAATCCTTGTGATTCTTCTGGCATATTAACTAATTTTTATTCTAAAATCGTTTCACCAAATGCAACTATCAAAATCGAAGGTCGTAATAATAAAATTAAGGTATCTGCAAAAGTTCTTGATGCTGAAACAAATATTACGGATACCAAGCAATACTCAACTACCAAAAGTGTTGATTCCTTACAAAAGGAAGTAATTAAATATCGCATACCATCTTGGATTATATACGTTCTACTCATTGAAACATTTATACTGTTAATCATAATATTTCGCAAAGTAAACCTATTTTAAATGAGAGTTGTAGATACCGTAGATGAGGTTTTGAACCTCGTACAAGAGAAGTTATTTAATGTCAAGGAGGCATCTAGGATAGTTGCTGATAAGTATGGATTAAACTACGAATCTGTACGTAGAGAGGCTACCAGACAAAGACATAAAAAAGAACATAGAGAACTAACCAGATATTGCGAGGAAAACGGATTACCAATAGAACGAGTAAGGAATTATTGGTACAAGTCCAAAATGTTCTCCATAAACATAAACGCTAGACAAGAACCAAAAAGTTATGAAGACCTTCGTGATGAGATTGTACAGGCTATGGATGAGCACAGTCCGAATTACCCTACAATTGAGCGAAAGCATACACCAGACCCTCATTTACTTGTCTTAGACCCTGCGGATATACACATGGGTAAACTAGCAAGTGCATTTGAAACTGGTGATGAATACAACATAGAGATTGCTAAGAATCGTGTCATGGAAGGTGTCTATGGCATCTTAGATAAAACCTCTGGATTTAACATTGACAAAATATTGTTTGTTATTGGTAACGATATTTTACACATAGATACTCCTAAGAGAACTACCACAAGCGGTACACCTCAGGATACCGATGGTATGTGGTATGACAACTTCTTAGAGGCTAAGAGATTATACGTTAAAGTTATTGAGGTATTAATGGGTGTGGCTGATGTCCATGTAGTATTCAATCCTTCTAATCATGATTATACCAATGGTTTCTTCTTGGCAGATGCAATTCAATCTTGGTTTAGGTTATCGCAAAACATAACCTTTGATTGCTCTATTAGCAACAGGAAATACTACCTGTATGGTACTAATCTAATTGGTACAACCCATGGTGATGGTGCTAAACAGAATGACCTAGGTTTACTCATGGCGCATGAGGCTAGTAACTACTGGGCATTGGCCAAACACAGGTATTTTTACACTCACCATGTACATCATAAGACAAGTAAAGATTACATTGGTTTGACCGTAGAATCATTGCGTAGCCCATCAGGTACTGATAGTTGGGCGCATCGTAATGGTTATGTTGGTGCAGTAAAGGCAGTAGAAGGATTTTTACATCATAAAGAATTTGGACAAGTAGCCCGAATTACCCATATATTCTGATATATTTATATGATTTTTCATGTTTGGGTTGTTTGCGGATAGAAGGGGTGGTATTGCCACCCTTTTCTGTTACAAAAATACCTACCAGTAAAACCAGTAGGTATTCGACAACTGAATCAAACTACGCTCTTATAGGCCACTACTACCATAACCAGATTCTCCTCTTTCGGTCTCCGATAGTTCACCTTCTTCAAATTCTATTTGTGGGTAAGGCATGATAATTAATTGACAAGCCCTATCACCTACTTTATAATATTGTCCTGAATTATCCTTGGTAAAAAAGGCTGTAAGTTGTCCTCTAAATCCCGAATCTATGACACCTACACTATTAGCTAGGTGTAACCCAGTTTTATACACCGAAGAACGAGGGAAAACAAGCCCTACATGACCTTCTGGTATCTCTATGGCTATACCAAACCCATAACATACCTGATATATGTTCTCTGAGATAATACTATCAACATATAAGTCCATACCTGCATCACCATGCTTTGCATAGGTTGGTATTTTTGCTGTTTCCGATAATCTTTTGATTTTTACTTTCATATTAAAATTCTGGATTTTGTTTATCATAAATTGGCGTTTGTGATAATCTAGATGTCTTGACATTAATATATAATTGACAAGTTGTAGTATCACCATCCCTATTTTTTAGGAACATATATTCTATTTCATTGTTTAACTCAACATTAGGATTGTTTTCTTCTTTTGCTTTTTCGTAGGCATAATAATCTTCTCTATATAATCCAATAACAACTGATGCCATTTGTTCTAATTTACCAGAAGACCTTAAATCAGATAATCTAGGTCTATGGTTAGCCCTTGATTCATTTGAGCGATTCAACTGAGCAGCACACAGGAAAGGAATATTTAATTTCTTTGCTAGTATTTGAATTTTATCCGCAACTGAACCTACTACCGCAAACTCCTCTGATGACCTGATTTGATTGTCTGTAATAAGTTGTAGATAATCTATAACCACCATCTTTATACCTTTCTCCCTAACTACCCTTTGAATCATTGATGATAAGTAGTTTATATCCCTATTAGCACCATCGTACCAGGTGATAGGTAGTGATTGTAATTCGGTTGTACTTTTACCACTAATCTGCTGAAATTTGTCAATGGATATACGACCAGTTTTAATCTTGGAGTATGGGGTCTCCTCATCTAATGTACCGCTAATCATTCGGTAAATTAAGGATACCACAGGCATCTCTAATGACAAAAATAACACAGGGTTATTTAACTTAGATGCCCATTTAGCGTGTTCTAATAGACAAATGGTCTTACCTTGGCCTGGCCTTCCTGCAAGCAACACAACATTACCATTTAGCCACCCACCAGTAAACTCATCTAACTTAGGAAACCCAGTAGGTACACCAGATAATGCACCATTGGTCATAACGTTACCAATGTTATTTACTGCCTGACCAAGGGCTTGTTTCATGTCTAATAGTTCCTCCTCTGTCTCTAGGTTATCATCTGAGTTAGCAAAGTTTACCACCTTGTTTAAAGTCTTAAAGTAGTCAGACCCTGTCATTAAGGAGGTGTTAATATCTTTGGACAACTGCAATAAATCCCTTTTACCTTTTAATTCTGCTAGGTAATAAATGGAATCCTTGGCTTTTAAAGGATTGAGTGTTGTGGAGGCATCCATGATTGTAATCCAATCATTCGTTCCTTTGGTTTTAAGGCGCAATAATAAGTCAGACCATGAAACACTACCATTCTCTGAATATAATTCAATACAGGTCAAATATGCTTGTCTGGTAATGCCATAATGAAATATCTCTGGCTTAATAATCTTTTGTGCCTCCTTGATGTACTCAGGATACGATGCGAATAAGGCAATCAATTCCTTTTCTGCATCTAAGTCAATAAAATTTAAGTTTGATTCCATGTTGTATTTACTTTATAATTACCACTTAAAAGGATTATTTATAACAGGTTCATCCCTTTTAGTAGGCATATAAACTTCGTCTTCCCATGTACGCTGATTAAGGTAGGTGTATGGGTCTTTCCTAAACTTAACATCTGGTGTATATTTAAGGTAAAACGGAAGTGTTTCGAATATCTTCTCACGTTCCTTGGATGTTAATTTAGACCACCTCTTTATAACCTTCTCCTTACCTGTCTTCTTGTTATACATATTCCAGAACCTTTCAAACTCCTCGGTTGCCACAATGGTAGTTTCCATAAAAGTACTAGCGTTAATCTGAGGTACTGGGTATTTACGTTCCTCTTTAACCTTGTAAAACAAATCTAGTCCATCGGTTTTAAACAACTTATGTTCGTTTAGGCTGTCAAGTAATTCCTTGTCTTTAATCTCGTAGTTTTGTAGCCTAAGAAACTGATTAAACAAATCCCCAAGGCCAATGATTTGATTCTTCATGATACAAAGTAATTATAGATTAACATAAATAGCCAACAAATAATCATTCCTATAATGGATAACCCAGTTATAAATTCAGAGGTATAGTAAATATCTTTACGCCTACCTTGGTGCCTGTCGTTACGCATAGTTCCTAATTTCTTTTTTAACATCCTCGAAAAACTTCACCATAATATGCTCTGGGTCAATGTATGCTACCAGAGTGTGAATAACTTCATTACAAGCCATAATAGCGTATAATTTGGTTATTTCTAATGCACCTTCTACATCGTTTAAATTATAAGCCCGATAGGTTACAATTAATTCTACTGCCTTAGCTTTAACTTTTTCTTCGTGTGTCATAATTTTTTTATTTTTTTTTTAACTTCTTGCCAGTACTCAATCAAATCTAACAACACATTGCCTCGAACATCTAAATCTCTAATGTCTTCGTTTAATGTTCTAATAATTTCATCTACTGCAATTAATGCACCCTTTTTTGCCAAAGCATGCGTGGTATCTCCATCCGATCCATAATTTAAATCCCAATAATGGAATACTAATTGGTCTGCTTTTTCTTTCGGTGTCATAATAGGTCTTTTGGAAAATTAAATATGTTAATTGATACATCTAACTTTAAGATATTATGTCTTATAAAGAGGTCTTCTAGGTCTTCTAGCAACTCCATAGCCTCCTCCTCATCGTAAAGGTCTTTGGTTCTAATATCACCTGTTATAAAGGTGGTAAAATGCTCATTGTTTACTTTCATAGTCTTTAAATTCTTTGATTCTATGGTACGATGCTAATTGTTCTTTACCAGAAGAAAACTCTATTCTGAGAATCTGAACCTTTAAGTAGGCATGGAGGTCTTTTGTTGTTACGCCTTGTCTAAATGAATAGTCAAACCTGTTTTCGTTGTTTTCTATCCATTCCCATGCCCACTTAACTGCCGCCTTAAAGTTTTCTTCTCTATTGCTCATTAAACCAAGATTTCTTTGACCAATGAGTAACAGTACCTCCATCTGTTGTCCATGTAGTATCCATGGTGTCATCCCATTCTAAGGAATCAGGAGTATTATCGCTGCTTACATCTAACCTAGATGCCCAAGGTTTTGTAGATGTCGTAGTCGGGCTTGGTTCTGACTTCGAATTTATCATCCAACCAAGCAATGACATTGATGTTAGGAAGATGCTTAATACCTTCATATTCTTCTAGTATTGCCTTGATGTTGGAATGATTCACCTTTTTGTTTAGGTGATTTTCCGTACAATTTTTCATAAGATGCCTTTAATTCATTGTTGATATGTTGGAATACCTCGTTGAAGGTATATCCTAATTGATTTGTTCTTGGATTTTTCATGATTTGGATTGTTTGGTTTAAAATAGGTAACCTTCGGTATAAAACTGGGTTACATCTTCGGTAGCATCGGAGGCAAAGAACTTTTTGTAGTTCTCTAAAGCCTTAAATACCTTCTGCATACCAGATTCGTAAAAGTCGTAGGTAGGAATAAAATGTCCTAGCCTACCAGAGTTCTTTTCGATAACGATAAACTCCATGTCAAGCCCTGTTAATTGCTTGTAAATCCAACATTGGCTGTCGTAATTATATTTTTTACAGGAGTACTTAAAATCATCGATTGAACTTGTCGTTTTGAGGTCATAGTTCTTGCTTTCAGGGTTGTGGATGTCCACTTTGCACTTAAAAGGTATGCCATCAATAAACCCTACAAATGGTACTTCAAATTGATTACCATTAGCCCTAACCAAGGAGTACAAAAACTTATTCTGTTTTAATACCTCTACTGACTTTTCTAGTTCATCAGCCTCTGATTTTAACATAAGGTAATCCGCATTATGCTCTTTAATTGCATCCTTGTAAATATTGGTGTTCCTTGTGGAGGCATCAACCAAGACAAAATGCTTTAGTTTTTCAGGCTCTAAAATTGCAGTATGAAAATAATTTCCCTGCAACATCTGCGGTGTCTTCTGAGAAGGTACTTTAAACATCCTAGGATTGTGTAATAGCGTACCTATGTCGGAGTTGGAAATAAACTGAGTACCTACACCATAGTAATACTCATCATCATTTCTTAATTGCTCTAAAATTTGCTCTTTATTCATCGGTTTCTGATTTGAAAAGTTGGATTAAAACACCTACTCCTACTAACAAGGCATTGAACACACAATACCAGAAGATTAAATCAATCTTAAATTCATAGGGAATATTCATTGCTTAATTTTTATGTGATATTTATTTTTAAAATAGTCTTTTACTAAGCCAGTATCTGAGTACTTGGCAAAATCATCGGGGTATATGCCATTTATCATAAAATCTATTAGGCTAAATACGTTCTCCCAATGCGCATTGGACACAATGTCCATCTCATCCATAATCTCGTTAATTTTCGTTAAGCCACTCATTGATAACATTTTTTAGTTCTTGCTCGACTTGTGGGTCTTTAATCTTTCCATGTACATGACTTTGTACGATACCGATGTTATACTCTCGGCCTCTAAATGGTAACTTACCATTTTCATTAAGATTATCAGCCACCTTCCGATACAACCCTAAATAACTGCGACCTCTTGGTAGCGCAACTTTCTCTCGCATCTTCATAATTTAAAATGGGGGTTCGTCTTCTACAATTGATTTAGTCGGTGTTACCATTGCTTGTGCCACAGGTTGAAACGTAGGCAATGAACCACCAAATTGTTGAGTAAATTCCTTGGAAGAAGTAATCTTGTCAGCAAGCCAATTAGGCAATGTCATAAAGAGGTCTTGATTCCAACTATCAAAAGATAGAATACGCTTAGGTGTAATAGGTTCTGGGCAACCCATACCTTTAGCTAGTGGAGTAACCCCTGCTAACGTGGCGTATGTCTTAGAACCATCCTTAGAGACTCTATGCACAATGTTAAGCATACATGGTACACCGATTAGTTTGGTAATGTCAAACTGCGATGCCTCTTGGTCAGAGAAGGGTTTACCTCTCCATGATGTTAGCACAGAGCGTAGGTTAGACTTCTCGTGCATTGACAAGGTAAACTCCTTGGAGAATACAAAAGGTTGCTCACCTTTTTCATCGCTAAATACAGCCTTTTCTAGAGGTAATTCCCAATCAATTAAGATTTTGTGGGCTGTCTTAGGTTCTCCCATAACTGTCTCGGTAACTGTACCGATTTCAATCATACCGTAGCATCTTGCTACATGAAGACCTGCTGGAATAATTTTGCGTTCAATCGAACCGCCAGAACTTTTTGCAATAATTGCCATAAGAAAAAAATTAAGTTAGTTTAATAAACTTGTTTGGTGCGTACTTCATTTGCTGTCTTAGGGAACATATCTTATCCCTAATTTTACAAGCCTGAACCATAGATTGGTTGTACTCGTAGCCACTTGCGGTGAACATTGCCTTGGTTAAAAGGCGTTCCTTCTCATCAATCAATTGATGGATTTCTTTCTCGATTTCGTACTTTGATTTCATTGTGTTGTTGTTTGCTTATGTAAAATTAGTAAACAGATAATTAATATCAAAATATTTTTATAAAAATTTATTTTTTATAGTTTTTTCATCAAATCTTTCATTCTCAAGAATTGAGGATTCTCGTAAGTTTTAGACTCAATTAAATTAACTGCAGAACCCGTACTTGGTGTTCTTTCTACAGATCTTTGAACTGATTCTTTAATTGTTTGTTGAGATTCCTGACCTGAACCTAATTCAGATTTGATAACTTTGTAAAGATTTTTAGATTCTTTGATAGTTTCAACATTGTCAAATCTTCGTAGAATATTAATCTTTTCTTGTTTAGTTGTAGAATGTTCTGTAAACAATCTAGTCACGTAAGCCAAG